GTGATGACAAAGACAGCTTAAATGCTACCTTAAATGCAAACAGAAAGTGCTGCGCATAAGAAAGTTTTTTTGTTTTTAAGTGGTTAATCATTTTTATTTTCCTCATCATAGCCAATCTCGTTCCACTCCTTAGAACGGAGCAGTTTTGGCCTTTGAAGTTTTAAGTCTTGTGACAAGAAATCACAATAGTTTTTCCAGTTATCTAGCGGGTGATAGTCTAGGATGTCAACTGTATTATAACTAGAAACTTTCAAAGTTTCAAATACTTTTTTTAAATCAAAATTTCTATATGAGAATCTCTCTTCGAGGCTGTATTTTTCTTTTCTTGTTTCTGGGTCCTTCCACAGACCTGTTGACCTTGTCTTCGACTCTATTTGCAGCTGTCTGATCTGCTCTATGTCAAGCGACAGCCCGAGATACAAATTGTCTCTTGCTGTCTTGCTTTCGTGACTTAATATTATATTGCTGTCTAGGATATCTTTTCTGTGATCTCGCACCAAAGAAGGCCTGTAGTAGCCATATGGCCAAGATACCCAAAACTTATCAGGTTTTAAGTGCGAACTAATGTCTGACAATAGCTTGTTGGCCGTGAGCGCTCCGTGAATAGCAGACCATGCAAGGTTGTCTCTCTTGTTCACGTCTCTTATATTTATCGGAACATAATATATTCTTATTGGTCTTTTTGTTTCTTGCTTGTTGTGCTCGAAGTGCCTGTAGTTATACACAGGATCTTGGATTATCTCACCAACTTGATATCTGATCAACGGCGTTACGTCATCACTACAAACAATCCATATTGTATTGCAACCAGCATATGCGCACTCAAGTACAGAGCGCTCTACTGCAAGGTAGTTAGGAGCGAGGGGCATGAGACTTTCATGCCATGGCATATTGAAGTCGGATTTGATTCCTGACACCGGAATTATTCCTGCGAGGTGCTTTTTCATTTGTACACCGGATGTATATCTCTTTTCCAAAGAGACATTCTAGGGTTACCAACGCCACGTTTCTTAAGCGCGTCGACGACCTTGAACCTGGCCATGGTATCGCTATAGTCAAAGTTTTTTAGCTGTTCCTCGGCTAAAAATGACTCACATAACAAATCTAAGTACTTCTGATTACCATCGATGCGGCGAGTTTTAAAAAGCTTAATAGTATTAACAAATTTGTCACTTGTTGTTATCTCGTCGAAATCTAAATCGTATAGGCCCTGGCAATCAAACCAGTCAACAACGCGATAATGAGCCAATTCTCGGTCCAGTGAGGCGCCTTCGACGTTCTCATCATCATATAGATGCAGCTTGTCATATCGTATTGTGTATACATTACGATCCGTAAAGACCTTAAGAATTTTTTCTTCTGGATATACTCTTAGGCTACTTAACTTATCTACAAAAGGCACGAGAGCCATGGCGTGAAGCTGGTATATCTTTTCAGCCCACTCTTGTTCGGCTGGCTCGTACGAGTGGTGGTAGGGCAGCCGATTCTTAATCAAAAAGTACTTGTTGTCGTAAGCGAATCTAATAGCATCCAGATCAGCGCCGACAACAATATTTTCCCACTCATAATCAACAGCCGCAGGTGTCGCCTTCACAGCTGCCTCTTAATTCTCTAGACAGCTTAATGCTTGAATGCCATCTTTTTAAGATTCGATAGAATTTAGGCTTTTCATTGCAACGGCCGCCGTCTTTTGGTGCTCTAATGGCAGTAACCCATGCAACAACCCAAGTGCGCTCTAGGGTTCTTGGCTTACACATATTTTTTACTTTATTAATTTTTGATTTAACATGTGATAGATACGCTGATGCTGCTTGCTCAGGATTAGTGCGGTCTATATTGTAATGCTTTTCCCACCAAGGCCACATTTGAAACAAGCCTATTGCCATTGCTTTTTTGCTTTTTGAAAACTTGTGATCTCCACGAGCTTCAGGGTTGAATCCTGACTCGTGGCAAGCTGCAGACAAAAGCATACCTCTCAAGGAGACAGGCAAGTTAAATTTTTTCTCTACATCGATTAAAGTGTTTATTATAGCTTCTCTTTCTGCGCTCGGCGCGGAAAAAGGACAATTAAAAAGAGCCTCATCATAAAGCTCCTCGTATGTTACAGCTTGGTTTGTAACACTTTTAATTGGTTTTACAAATTCAGTTAAGTCTACTTCTGTAGTTAGAACTGAACTGGCTAGAATTGCTAAACTTAATATATAACTGCTCATAATTTTATTTATGCTGTGACAGCATCTTCCTTAATATAACCAATAACATGGCTTTCAAGTACTAAATAGTATGTTTGACCGAAAAAAGCAACCTCTTCTACCATGTGTGAGGGGACAACAACTTGTGTTCCTTCTTGTAAGGAAGATTCAGCGTTAGCTTTTAAAATATTTGCAACTTTAAAATTTTGCTTGTTAATTTCTACTCCATCTGGAATTAGCACGCCCGAACTAGTCTGAGCCTCGTCTAGAGGCTCAACAGTCAAGTATTTATTTAAAGGTACAAGCATATCAACCTCCAACTTTCTTGGTTAATTGATCAAAGAAGTCTGCGAACTGATCAATGTTATCACCCTTACTAAGCATTCGGTAGGCTCGAACAGCTTGCCTCATCTCGTCTTTAGTCAGCCAGCCATTTTGAACATAGTTCTTGCGCAAATCTCGCTTGTGCTCTTTGAATGGCTCCATCTCATCTTCAACAGCCTTAAGGGCCTTAATATACTCAACAACATACTCTTGTGTAGTTACATCACTCATCTTTACCTCCTGTGAGCTGTATACAATATAGCAACAAACATGGTTTTGTTAAATTATTTCGCAAGAGCCTCCTGCGCAGGCTAGTTCCCCCTTAAGATCTGTGTTGTCTTCAATTTCAATAATGCTAGACACATCTAGGCTAGACAGCATTTTAAGCTTTCTGTGGTATTCTGTTTCGCTGCAGTCCTCAAACGGAGCCTGTCTGTAAGTGTGTTCTGAGAAAGGCAGGACAGAAAGACCATTGTAGTGCTCTTTGTTGCTCCACATCCATTCTGCAACTTCAGGCCACTCTCCTTCCTTGACTGTTATCGTCGCAGACACATTATGAGTGTTTTGACCTCTGGTGTGGCCGGGCCTGACCCACTCTGAGGACACCCTCTTGACTCTGTCGAGCAGATCGACGCTTGGCTCGTCGCGTGTTGTAGCCTCAGACGGGGCTCGCTGAGGAACTTCAATTACTGCAGTATCATGGGGCCGGAAGAATTCATCTTGTAGCAATTCAGGGTGATGAATTTGTAGATGTGTATAGATGGCTTCATTCTTTCCAACGCGCAAACGTCGAATATAATAGTCGTTATGCCACGCATGAATTCCTGAAGAGGTGCCGAGTGCCAATGACGTTGTTCCCGCTGGCTTGACACATGTCGTGCGCGACGCTGGCTTGACTCCAATTAAATCTGCTACTCTTCTGTTCTCTTGCTTGACAACTTTAGCAGCTGCTTTCATGTCTAAGTTTAAAACCTTGCCTGATGCAATACCCGTCATAGAGACCCCTATAAGGGCGTCCTTCTCTGTAGTTCTTTGCCAGACATCTCTTAAATAATGAAAATCAGTATAACCTGCCTGCAACGTACCAATAAAAGATGCAACTCTAGCCCTTGCTTCATAATCTTCTTGACCTGTTAGATCTGAAGAGTTAATCTCTGTTAAATTGCAAAACTGATATGGGCGCAAAGCGATTTCACAACATGGATTTGTGCCCCAATCTTTGTCGTTGGAGAAATAGAATCCAGGCTCGCCGGCTCCTGACTCCTTGACTCGATCCCAAATATTCATGAAGTATTCTTTAGTTATTAGGTGCCTCATCAAGACAACAGAATTGTTTGATCTTCCTCGCTGTGGGTTTGTTTCCCACCAGTTACCAGTTTTTGCGGCGAGCATTTCTTCATCGTCTGCGGAAAAAAGTGAAATAAGAGCAGCCCTACGGATCCCCCCGGCAAGAACAGCATCAGCAATATGACAAACGATATCATGTACTTCGATAGGTTCAAGCTTATCACCATTATCCTTTTCATCAAGTATGCCCTGCACCTTGAGGAGACATTCTTTTAACGGCTGAGGGCCGGGAGCTTTACCTCCGCTAGTAACTAGTCTGCTACCCTTCGGACGGATATCAGAAAAATCAAATTTTATTGTCGACCCGCCTTTAAAGTAAGAACGCATCAATACTTTTACTGCGTCGGCCCACCCTTCGATCGAATCTCCGATAAGAAATCTGCGACTGCGTTTAGGGTTTGGCCTCGTAATTTCGGGAAGCTTATCAATATGATGCCTTTGGACAGAATATCCAACGCCAGTGCCCCCAAGAAGGAGAAACATGCACTCAGAAAAAGAAGCGATATGATCGATAGGCATAAAAGCACAGTTGTATATCCTGTTAGGTGCCACTTCAATTGGCTTGCCGCCGAATTGCATGGATCGCATTGATGGTAGAACTTTTTTTTCATAAACATAAGTATAGGCCTCATCTATTTCATCCTTTAGATGGGGGTATTTCTTGGCATGCATTAATTTATTCCTAGTAACTAGTTCCTCCCAGGTTTCACGCCTTTCTAGCTCAGGAATATACTTTGCGTACTTCATATGTACTGTGATATCAGATAAAATTTTACTAGCTAAATCCATTCTTCTTTCCTCCTGCCGTTTTTATAGTTGTGCTTTTTTAAGGCTTCTGAATTGTTTGTATTTTTCTTTTAGAGCATCAGCCAGCTCATTTGGGTTCATAGCCGGCGAAACGACTGGCGTATCCGCTTTTGCTAGTACCTTGATATTAACGTTGCTGGTATCCATAAAAATAGGAAACACCAAGCCATCGGGTCCGTTGCGGTTTTTTGCTATGAACATTCTTCCAGTGTTGGCATTTTTATCCTTAATTGTTCTTGAAATAGAACAAATAAAATCTGATACAAAACATTTGTTAAAAGCTTCTGAAATTGATTCCATAGTCACCACTTCTGCGTTCAAACCAGTTCGGTTTGTTTGAGATGCTGTCCATAAAGGACATTTATATTCTTGAGCAATTGCTCTTAGGTTCTCATAAATAGACTCCAATTCATTACGCTTCTCTTTAAAATTTGTTACTGGCCTCAGCAAATCGGCGTAATCTACTAGAATCATATCAACTTTATGGTTTCGTTTTTTTAATTTTTCTAAGTGAGTGCGTATGGTGTTTGGCGATGCAGTTTTGGTTGGATATTCTTTAATAATCAAATTTCCCGCAATATCACTAATACTTTCGAGTACGTCTTCTTTTTGTTGAAAAAGCGTACCAAGTGGTATGCCGCTAATGCAGCTATCGTATCTTTGGCCAGTTACAGCCTCGGACAGCTCTAATGTATAATGTACAACATTTTTGCCAGACTTTACAGCCTGTGCGCCTAAATGTGCTAACACCATTGATTTGCCGGCGCCTGTTGGGGCAATTACGACACCAAGCTCGCCGGAACCTAAGCCCTTCTTCGTAAGCGCATCGATTTTTTCCCAACCAGTAGAAACAGGATTTCTAGCTTTGATCTCATATCTCATCTCAAAGTCTTTAAGAAACTCATGCCCGAAGTCGTTGTCTGTGCCTAGGTTCAAAGCATTGTCGATAACTTTTCTTACCTCGTCATATGACGAATTTTGAATTAAGTCTACAGACTGCATGAGCGCCTCTTTAAGCTTTTGCTTTTTGCAAAAATCTAAACTTGTGTCTTTAATATAGGCTTCATCACTCACCTCTTTAATTAAAACGCGCGCGAAATAATCTCTTACTTGCTTTTGCAGCGCATCGTTACAATTATCCAGCTCGGTTCTCAACACAGAAGACAAGATATCTTTTGACGGGTGTACACCATATTTTTTACGATAAGATAAGATCTTCTTAACAAAAATTCTGAGATAGCTTAATTCAAAAAATTGTGTGTCAAGCACCTCTTCAATTTGATCTGCAAACGGCCTGTCTTCAAGAATCATTTGTGCTAACGATTCTTGGAATTGCTTTCCATACTTAGAAAAGCCTACTTCTTTAGTCATATTATTCTCCAATACTGATAACTTAATAACGCGCTAGCGATTGTCTACGGAGATGCGATTGAAATTCTGAAAAAGTTCAGCGAAATTTATTTCGCCAAAGCCGTCTTTCAACATCATTTTTAGTAGCTCAGTTTTGTTAAAAGACAAATCTGGCTCACTAACAACATCGCGAATTATTTTCTTTGCCTCAATACTTAAAATTGGAACATAAAGCTGCATCATCTTATAGTTTCTGGTTATAAGATCTTTGCTTTCTAGAACTTTTGTGTAAGCTTTGACATTCGTCTCCTCTGCCATTGCAGAAGCATGCTCCATCAGCTTATCAATTGTAACTTGTGTTTTCTCTCGCAACATTGGAAATCTTTTGGCTACAGTTTTTAAACCTAGGCCTTCTAGACCTTCAATATTGTCGGATTTATCCCCGACCAAGGCCCGGGCAATTGCAAAGTTGTTAGGGTGGATATTAAATTTGTCGACAATAGAATTCTCGTTTAGAACCTCTTTTTGAATAGGTCGGTACAACACTGTTTTGGAGTCGAGGAGCTGGTAAAAATCCTTATCACTTGAGATAATAAGTTTTTCTGCCCCCTCTAGCTCTTTCATGCTTGAAAGGTAAGCAATAATATCATCCGCTTCTGTGCTTTTAAACATAAACTGGATAATTGGTACTTGATTATAATATTCAATCAGTCTGGTTTGCTGCCAAATTTTATTTTGAATCTCTTGGTCCTCAGACATATTGCGAATGCCTCTGTTCAAACGAATAGGCTTGCGACCTGCTTTGTAATCCTTCTTAAGAAGTTTGCGCTTAGCAGATCCGCCTTCGCCATCCCAACATGTAATAATAATATCCGGATTTGATTCTCTAACAATCTTTTGAATACTTTGAAAACACCCCTTCAAGCCACCAATGGGAGCGCCATTAACGGAAAGACTAGGGTTAACAATATAGTTTCGAAAAAAAAGGTTAAGTTGATCAATGATTAAAACTCTCTTACCTTCGTACATCTTACTCCTCTGCTACCGCAGTTGTTTTTGATCTATAAATTCTACTAAAAACTCGTCTGGCTGTTCGAACTTGTGGGATGAATGAGAACACTCCATCGATTTTTGTAGCGTCTCGGGCCATTCTTACTAGTTGCTCTTTCATAGTAGCTTCAAGCATGAAAAATTTTACTTTGAGTATGGTTCTTTCGATGCTTGAAGAAACATCTATGGCCGGCTCAGTAACTGTAACAACGGTTATTCCGCAAACGCCACGTAGATTGTCAGTAACAATAGTAATGTTTTTGTCTTTATCAGACCTCAAGGTGAACACAGCTTCGTAAAGCTCTGTTTTAAGTTCGTTTTCAATAAGATTTTTTAGTTTTTGCATAAAAGAGTCTCCGTATATTAAATAGTTTATAGTTTATACATTTCTACACTACCTTCACTGGTAGTATAATAAACTCTTTTAATACCAACATACTTCATCGCTTGATGACACATAATGCAGGGCTTGCTGTTGCGGAACTCTCCATTTTTGTTTACTCTGCAGACAAATATATCACCACCAGATGTTACATCTCTTGCTAGGCCTAGAATACACCCTAGCTCTGCATGGATAGTCGCGGGGCCTCGCTCTGGATCTCTAAATTTGCCACCGAAAGAACAAAACTTGTCTTTGTTAAAGCAAGTATTCATAACAGAGCCACCTTTTACAAGAATCGCTCCGTGTCGCAACTTGCCGTAATTACTATTAAAAGCAACATTTCTTGCTAAATCAATATAGCGTGTAATGCGTTTTGATTGTGGCACTACCCGGCCGATAAATTTAGTGTGGTTTTTAAAAGTCTTGGTCATTCATATATAATATAAAAACCATGATGAGGATTATAAACATAAACATTACTGCTGATCAATGTCATAAAAATCATCTGCCTTGCCTTCTTTCTTCTCAAAACGCATAATTACTTCCTCGTCCATAATTTGAAGTACGCGGGCTCTAAATTTGTCGTTCTTGAGCTTTTCTTTCCATTTAGCGCCTTGGAATTTTTCGCAGGTACCGTCTTCGTATACTAGATTGTACCAAGCGCCAGCTTGTCTTAAGTTGTCTGATCCCTTGATCGCCTCGAACCAACTTTCCTCGTCTTTGATGCCGACGTCGCCGCCCCAAAGAATCTTAAACGTACATTGTCGACCTTCGGAGCCAAAACGACTCTTCTTGAGCGTTACTTTAACTTCAGAGCCGACCCTGAAGCCGTTGTCATCAATGATGAACGAGGCCTTCGCTTTTCTTTTGGTTAGCCAAATACGAAGTGAATAAGCATAGTGCATAGCTTTCCCGCCTGGAGTAACGTACGGTGTCGTCATTGCCTCTGCAACATTGCTTGTAATATTAGTTTTAAGCTGGTTAAGAACCAAAAACGTAGACTTAGATGCAGCAATTGGGACTGTCAGCTTTGACATGCCCTTGGCTAGAATGCGAGGTTTAACTGCCATTGAAGACTGTGGGTTGAAATCCCCTTGCACATCGCTGATAGATGGTGTTAAGGCTAAACTATCCCAAATAAATAACATCTTGTTATCATTACTGCCCAACAACTCCTCAATAGTTTCTAGTACATATTCAACACTAGGCGGCTGTAAATAAAGTATATTGTTAACATCGCAACCTGCGCTAGCTAAAAATTCAGGATCAATGGCTGACTCGGCATCAAAGTATACAACATCAATACCCATTTTTTGGGCATTGGCTGCAATTTGTGCTGCCATAAAAGACTTGCCTGAGCCTTCTAAGCCGGCAATTTCTACAATCTTACCAACTGGAATTCCAGCTAATTGGCCTCTGCAGATTACACTGTCTAACCACCTTGATCCTGTTGGGATCCAATCTTTTACTTGCGTGGGGTTGTCTTTAGTTAAATCAAAAGCAACTTCTACCCCTGCTTTTTTGTTGATGAGGCTTCTCATCTCTCCAATGCTCAATCTTCCCAGTTTCTTTGCTTTTTTAGCCATTGTTCCTCTTTTAAGTTTAGTTCTTCTGTGACGGACTCGCGTTCGTATACAGGCATCTCTAGTGTAATCTCTGAATCTCTCATGTTATTGTAATCAACAAGAGTGCGGTTTATAAACTGTCTTTGCCGCATATCATAATGCGTTATTTTATCTGCTAAAGGCAGAAGAATCTGTTGTGTAGTCTTGAGAGATTTGCTTATTTGTCTAATAAGGCCTACAGAATGCAATCTCTTATTTTCTAAATAAGCTCCTAAGGATACTCCAGAAGCAAATAAACCAAGTGACATGGCTATTGTTATGAAAACTTCCATAATAATAACTAGTAATGTATTTGTTAAAATAAGGCACCTGTAAACCCGTGCCTTCCTGCGGTATTAGCTAACTTAGTTGTTAGTAACACCAGTGGAAGTACTTGTACCAGCTGTGTTGGTAGTTGTATTGTTCGTTGTGGTGTTCGTGTTGTTAACGCCGCTATTTGTAGTATTTGTTGTACTACCATTGACATTGTTATTGGTTGTGCCTGTCACGTTGCCAGTGCCTGTTGTGGTATTTACTGGAGTTGTAACAGCTGTAGTGCTCCCGGTTGTACCAGTTGTACCAGTGTTAGTGGTAGCCGGGGTACAGCCAACCATCAAAGCGCATGAAGCCATTACGGCCATAAAATTTCTAATCATTATTAAATTCCTTTTGTTAAAAATTGAGGCCTCTGTAAACCCAGGCCTCCCTGCGGCTATCAATTAGGACTTCTTCTGTACAAATTGATACAATTTTTCAGCTTCGCGAATGACTTCTTCCGTCGTCACCTCGTTCCACTGTTTTGTTTGCTCAAAGCGCATAACCGCATTTTGCTCACAAATATCCTTGGCTAGGCCAAGTAAACCTTCGCGGATTTCATATCCACTTCTGTTATTTTCACTCATAATAAACTCCTGTGTGTGTGAAAATTTGAGGCCTCTGTTAACCCAGGCCTCCCTGCGGTGGAGGACTAAGAAGCCAGCAGCTCATCAAAAGCCTGATCAACTGTGCTTGTGCTAGTATTGTTGTACTTGCTTGTCTCAGAGGATACTGATTCAGCATCAGACTCACCTAGCAAGAACTCATCTAGCATAACTTGCACTTGTTCAGGGGTCTTTCGCTCGAAGACCTCATCAAAATCAGGTACGCCGCTCAAATAAGCAGAGATTGTCTCTTCAGACTCTGCTAGAGGAGACGGCCGTCGTCGTGGAATGATGCTAGTTTGCGGGAACTGCGCGCCGGGAGGCTTGCCATACTGAATAGTGAGATCAGTACCCTCGTTAACATCTGTAATATCGCCATACTCAGGATTCAGTACTAGATTTAGTAGTTCCTTGTATGCAGTCTTACCAAAGCCCCATAGACGTACGCCCTTGTCCTCTTCACCTCGTACAATGACAGGCGCGAAAAAGCGTTGACGTGCTGAAAGGTTCTTAGCCATCTTAATAGACTCGTCCGAACCATCTTTATAGAGCTGTCGTACGAAATCGTTAAGAGGATCTTCCTCTCCAAAATTCTTCTTAGGGCTCAAGAAACCTGCGTTCTTGCCTAAGTTATAGTGAAACCAGTATTCCTTAAATGGATCACCATCTGCTGTCGGAACAATACGAAGCACTTGCTCGCCATCTTCCGGGCGCCAGAAGACACTGTTCCCCTTACCTTTATTCTCCAAAGCATTAAGCTTCTCTTTCATCTTTGCTAAATTAATACCCATTGTATTTCTCCTTTTGCTTTTAGCTATAGTACAGCCAGCTAATCTTCTGACCGGCTCAAATACATAATAAGCACTTCATGTGCAGAGTAAACATTATTCTATATTTTGTTCTTGAACTAAGGA